GGCCATCATTTACACCGGTCTGGAGCTCAATCATGCCGATGGTGCTGCACCGGAGAATGACAATCCCGCAGATCCCGCAGATGCGGGAGACGTTGAAGATGCTGTTGAAGAAAGCAAGACCGTTCAGGAAGTCTATGACTCGATGAACGATGAGCAGAAGGCTGTTGTTCATTACATGGTCGGCGCTGCCCTCGAAGGTGAAAGTGGTGACAGCGAAGGTTCTGTCTCACAGTCTTCCGACAAAGAGTCGGGCAAAGAACTGGTTCACGACAACAATAATGAAAAGGATGGACGACGCATGAGCCGCAACGTCTTCGAACAAGGCGGTGACAAGAGGGAAGAAGAACGGCCTGCCCTTACGCACGATGACATGAAGGAGATCTTCGCGAATGCCAAGCGGCTCGGCTCGCTGAAGCACGCTGTCGAAGATTACGCGCTCCAGCACAGCATTACCAACATCGATCTCCTCTTTCCGGAGTTCCAGGCGGTCACAACTCCTCCGGAATTCGACAAGAGGCGAACCGAATGGGTGCAGAGCGTCCTCAGTGGAACTCGGAAGTCGCCGTTCACTCGCATCAAGTCGCTGTCCGCAGATCTGACACCGGATGCTGCTCGTGCGAAGGGTTATGTCACGGGTACACTGAAGGTGGAAGAGGTCATCGCCGCTTCGAAGAGGACCACGTCTCCGACCACGGTCTACAAGAAGCAGAAGCTGGATCGCGATGACATCCTCGACATCACGGATTTCGATGTCGTGGTCTGGCTGCAGAGCGAAATGCGGCTTATGCTGGACGAGGAAATTGCTCGGGCCATTCTCGTTGGTGATGGTCGTCTTGTCACTGATCCTGACAAGATCCTCGATCCTGCAGGTGCCAACTCGGGCGATGGTATCCGCTCGATTCTGAGCGACAGTGCAACCTATGCTCATCCTGTCGTGATCGATAACACCGTTGCGAACTGGACGACCAACGACCTCATCGATCAAGTCACGATGGCGATGCCATACTACAAGGGCAGCGGAACTCCAACGCTCTACACGACTATCCACATCATCAACGATATCATGCTGAAGAGGGACACTCTGGGTCGTCGTATCTACGGCTCGGTCTCGGATATCGCTTCGGAGATGGGCGTTTCTGCCATCATTCCGTGCGAGGCGCTCGAGGCTACGGCCAACTTGGTCGGTATCCTTGTCAATCTCACCGATTACACGATCGGAACGGACAAGGGCGGACAAATCAATTTCTTTGATTTCTTCGACATCGACTACAACCAGTACAAGTACCTGCTGGAAACTCGCTGTTCCGGTGCTCTCACGAAGCTCCGCTCGGCAATTGTGTTCACGTCCACGGCTGCGGTCGTTCCTGCTGGGGCGTCACGGGACTCTGAAGGATAGTAGGTTCTCCATGGCAAGGTTCTGCGGTGTTATTGGATATGGTGATTCTGTAGAAACCACACCTGGCGTTTGGGTCGATCAGATTACTGAGTATTCATATTTTGGCGACGTCATCCGTAATTCGAGATATCTTCAGGAAACTATAGAGAATCTAAATGATGATCTAAAGGTGCAAAACTCGATCAGTATTGTTGCAGACCAATATGCCAATGAACATTTCTTTGCCATTCGTTACGTGGAATGGGCGGGGACTTTGTGGACGGTTGACAGTGTAGAAGCGCAACCTCCCCGCCTGCTGCTCCGACTAGGGAAGGTGTACAATGGCCCCACGGCTGCAGCTCCATGATATTTTACTGTCATTTGTGCCAAATGTATATTTTCAGCCTCCACCAAATGTAAGGCTCATATATCCATGCATTATCTATCATCGTGACTTTGCGGTGACAGAATTCGCGGATAATGCGCCATATAATCATGAGGTGAGATATTTGGTCACCGTTATTGATCGAGATCCTGATAGTGTTATTCCTTCAAAAGTGGCAGCAATGCCAAAGAGTCTTTTCAATCGCTTTTTTACATCTGACGATCTGAACCACGACGTATACCGAGTGTTCTTCTAGAAAGGAAAGAAATGCCACCCGCTCTCACCTGGGATGACATTGGCGAGCGAACCTACGAAACTGGTGTAGATCACGGAGTCCTGTATCCGATTGACGATACGGGAGCATATACTCCGGGAGTTGCCTGGAATGGCCTCACCACTGTTACGGAGTCACCTTCGGGTGCAGCTTCGAACCCGCAGTATGCGGACAACATCAAGTACCTGAATCTGATTTCCGCCGAGGAGTTCGGATGCACGATTCAGGCGTTTACATATCCCGACGAATTCGCTCAGTGCGATGGTTCGGAATCTCCGAAGGTAGGTGTCGTTGTTGGACAGCAGGGACGCAAGATCTTCGGGCTCTGTTACCGAACGGTTCTCGGTAATGATATCGATGGTACCGATCATGGCTACAAACTTCATCTGGTTTATGGGTGCCAGGCAGCTCCATCTCAGAAGGCTTATGCCACGATCAACGACCAACCAGCTGCAATCGACTTCAGCTGGGATGTGACGACAACTCCGACGCCGGTTACAGGTTACAAGCCAACGGCTCTGATTGTGATTGATTCAACACTGCTTTCTGCAGCAGATCTACAGGCAGTTGAAGATCAGCTTTACGGGACGAGCGGTGCTACGCCTGTTACTCCGAATCTTCCTCTTCCGGATGATCTTCTCTTGCTGATCACTGGAACTATGGCTCGAGAGGAAGAGACGAGTTCCGAAGAGTAGGGGGCTGCTATGAGAAGGAGGCCAGAGAGTGCTCACTATTGTAGTTTCTGGTGTCGAGATGTTTAACGATGCCACTCAAGAATTCACCACGGAAGGTGACGTCGTATTGGAGCTAGAGCATTCTTTGGTCTCACTGTCAAAATGGGAGTCAAAACACGAGAAGCCGTTTCTCGGTAGTGATGACAAGACTATTGAAGAAGTTCTGGAGTACGTGAGGTTTATGACCTTGATCAAAGTTCCAGAGGAAACTTTTTCCAGACTCTCTGAAGCAAATGTTGAAGAGATAAACAATTACATCAACGCTAAGATGACTGCTACCTGGTTCAACGATCAGCCAGGTACTCCTCAAAGCCGAGAAGTTATCACTGCTGAGCTCATCTATTATTGGATGATTGCTTTTCAGATCCCATTTGAATGTGAAACATGGCATCTCAATCGTTTGTTCACCCTGATTCGAGTGTGCAACATCAAACAATCGAAGCCAAAGAAGATGAGTCGAGCTGAAATCGCGGCTCGGAATCGAGAACTCAATGCTCAACGTAGAGCACAGTTCAAAACCAAAGGTTAGAGAGGAGGTGACATGGCAACATTAGTCTGGGACAAAGTCGGTGAGAGAGTTTATCAAACCGGTCTCGATCGAGGAGTTCTCTATCTGCAAGACGGTAGAGCAGTGGCTTGGAATGGTCTCACTTCTGTTGAGGATTCTACTTCTCAAACTCTGAAATCGTTTTATCTCGATGGGATAAAGTATTTGGACAATATTCTCCCGGGGGACTTTTCCGGCAAACTCAAAGCTTTCACCTATCCCGATGAATTTGATGATGTCAATGGGATTGTCACTCCTTCTCCAGGGTTGGAATACCACGATCAGCCATCCAAGAGTTTCAATCTTTCATACAGAACCATACTTCTCAATGATGTTGAAGGAGAAGCTTACGGATACAAGATTCATCTTCTTTATAATCTTGTAGCTAATGCTGATACCTATGCTTTTGTCACACTCAAGGGATCGGCTAATACTCCGATTGAGTTTTCATGGGCTTTAACCGGTACACCTCCTCGTGTCGCCAAGTTCAGGCCAACGGTTCACATTTCCATTGATTCAATCGAGACTCCGCCCGGACTCCTTCAATCGATTGAAGATATTTTGTATGGAACAATCGATTCTGCACCGTCACTTCCCACAATCGGACAAATTCTGGACATGTTCGGTTATCTGGGTGCACTTATCATTGTGGATCATGGCGATGGAACTTGGTCGGCTATTGATGAATCGGATACGTATATTTCTATGACAAACCCCACTACATTCCAGATTGATAATGCTGATGCGACATATTTGGATGCAACTACGTATCAGATTTCTTCTACAAACGTCGGCGATCAAGGCTGAGGAGGTGAAATGACTACAGTAACAGGTCTTACAGCAGATCGAATGCTAGCAATTGAAGCTGCCTCAGTCGTTGATGGTGATGTGGACGGCAGTGGTAATCTGATTCTCACCAAGCACGATGGATCTCAGATTAATGCCGGAAGTGTAATAGGTCCTACAGGTCCCCAGGGTCCAGTTGGAAGTATGCTACCAGTATTGGGTTCTGCGCCGATTCTTGACGTTGGTGTATCAAATCAGATACGTGCGGGTCGCCAATTGTCTCCGGCGGATTTTGCTGCTATTGGTTTGAATGCGCCTATTGGTTTGTGGAATCTTTCTGATCTATCCGATACAAGCGGTAATGGTCGAAATCTTCAGAATAAGGGTGCTGTGCCATTTACTAATGGAATTAATGGTGGAGCTAATACCGCTGCACAATTTGTAGGTTCGACTGCGCAATGTCTTTATATTCCTGATACTGGTGCAGCAGATCCATTCAGAATTAAGACGTGTACAGTAGGAGCTTGGATAAAAGTAAGTAAAAACAATATTAATCAATATGTATTTTGTAAAGTTGGTCCAGCGGCAAATAGTCCGGTATGGTCTTGGTCTCTTTTGGTTCAGACTAGTAATTCTGGCGCTATGAATATTAATAATGGTGCTCAAACTCAAGTCTCAGGTCTTACCAATGTGACGGATGATCGTTGGCATTTTATTGTTGGTACTTTTGACGGTCTTATATTAAATATGTATATTGATGGTGTTCTTGAAACGAGCATCTCTGGACCTCCCGGTCCATTACAGCAAGTTCCTTATCCGGTGAATATTGGTGGTATTGGGGGAGATAGTTCAACGAATAGTGCTTATTCTTTTACTGGGCGCGTAGATGAAGTATTTGTTACAGCAGACGTACTTTCAGAAGATCAAGTTCGTGCTCTATATTGTGCCAAAATTCCGCATTCGCTTGCGACAATACCATCACGAGTTTCGTTGAATGTGCGTCGTCGTAAAAAGGGTGCTGCATTTGTTCCATCAGATTTCCCAACACAACCTTTGAGGTTGCACAATTTCTCTGCTGGTTCACTTGGAGATCAAGGGTCTCAGAATCAAGTATTGGCCAATACTAACGGCGCGGTAAGTGTGGCTGGAGCTGATGGTAGTAGTGGAAATGCTTTTAGTTTTGTCGCAGCGTCAAATCAATCATTGGCTTCTACTGATGCGGGTTTGCCGTCTGCATTAGCTACTCGATCTTATGGATGCTGGTTCAAAAATAGTGGTGTAGCTAATGGAATGGGAATTGTTACATGGGGTGCCCAACCTACAACTGGTAATCAGGGCATATATATATCATCAACAGCTGTACTTGCTCGTTCATCATCTGGTGGAACTAATGATGATATTACCGGACCATTTGCTTCAGACGGTCTATGGCATTTTGCGGTTGTAGTTGAAGATAACGGCGAGCTAGTTGGCGTTAAACGCAAATTTTACATAGATGGTAGATTGGTTGGGATTTCTACCGTAATGAATGCTATAAATCTAGGTGGGGCAAATCGATTTCGTATTGGAAACTGGCCAGATGGTAGTGCTATTCCTTTCGCGGGTCAAATTGACGGCGTATTTGTTTGCGATTATGCTCTTTCTGTTGTAACTATTGCACAACTTTACGCTAAAGGCGCACAAGCTCTTTCGCCATCACCGAAGAACGTCGGCGATCATATCGAAGGAATGGATGCTGCAAATCTCTATGCGATATTCGATACTCTTGATTCGCAACATCAGATTGATTTGGCGGTGGCATGATGAAATCATCTCAGATGGATACTATAGGGGTTCGGACAGTTAGTGGTGTTGTTAATTCTGATGGAAGTATATATTGTGGAACAGGATTTAAAGCTGAAAGTTTGGGTTCGGGCCAGTATCGAATTCGACTTGCTCAACCGTTTAAACTATTTAAATCATGGCTGGCTACTGGCCAATCTGGATTTTGCACAGTAGCAAATATGGGTAATGATCAAGCTACAATTGCATTTTCTCAATCAGCTGGTGTAGGGGTAGTGTCAACATTTGCATTTACCGCAACTGGAATTTAGGAGATGAGCAATGGCTGATTCATATTTGGCAATTTCAGCGATTGCCAACGACCAATATATGAATGAACGGTTAAAAGCTTGCGCTACTCAACAAGCACATTTAGGTAATGCTCCATTAATTTCGAATGACCCAAATACCAGTGGAGCATATTCGGCACAAGCTTGGGTTGAAAGTAATCAATATCTCTGGGCTTCATCACCATCATGGGGCGAAAAGTGGGCTTCTAGTCTTGCTTCGCATCCGGATGATCCGGAGTATGAGCCGGGCAAAGATGAAGCGGTTATCACGGATGACGATATTTTAGCAACTGTTCAAGCACTTACTAATCCGGGGTAAGTAATGAGATTTGAACTCGCTGGAAGTCTAATTCTACCAGCTCCAGTAGTTATACAATTCACTGCTAATCAGAATTTCGATGCTTCAAAATACATCAATCTGGGTTATACCAATTTTGATGTGATTTGTA